ACGATTGTTGATGTTTTGGCATACAACACTTATATTACCTCATACAACGCAAATATGGTTGCGAATGAGGTTTTTATTGATAGTGCGACTCTGAGAGAAAATATTGTTGCACTTGCTCGAAATATCGGATATGTCCCCAGATCAAGGAAGTCTGCATCAGCAAGAGTTAGTTTCTTTGTTGACACAACTTTAACTACACCAACTCCATCAACAATTACACTAAAAAAGGGACCTGTTGCATCAACTGCTGGTTCATTTGCAGGTCAATCTTTTATATTTTCAATTTTAGAAGATATTACAGTTCCAGTTTTTGATGGAATTGCATCTTTTGATAATATTGAAATTCATGAGGGTGTTCTTTTAGAGTCAAACTTCGTATATTCTTCTTCAAACCTTAATCAAAAATTTATTTTACCAAATGCTGGTATTGATACTGACTTAATTAGCGTTAGGGTTAAAAATAATCAATTTGCAACTGCTGCAGCTAAATACAGTTTGCAGGATAGTCTTTTTGAAATTAATTCAGATTCTAAAGTTTACTATCTTCAAGAAGTTGAAGATGAAAGATATGAACTCATCTTTGGAGATGGAGTTTTTGGAAAAGCACTCGAAGAAGGTAATTATATAACCGCAAATTACATCGTTAATAACGGTGATACTGCAAATGGTATTGGTCAATTTAATTTTTCAGGTAAACTGACATATACAAGAAACAGTGTTGAGTATACTGTCTTTTCTGGGGTGTCTCTGTTAACCACTGATATTATTTCAGCAGGTGGAGAGAATATTGAAACAGTAGAGTCGATTAAGAAGTTTGCCCCAAGGATTTACGCGACTCAAAATAGAGCACTGACGGCAAATGACTATGAAACTTTGATTCCATCAAAGATTTATCCAGAAACAGAGTCCATCTCGGTATTTGGTGGTGAGGAATTAGTTCCACCCCAATATGGAAAAGTCTTTATCAGTATTAAACCAAGATTTGGAGATTATTTGCCAAATTTAATTAAAGAAAATATTAAACTCAAACTTAAGAAGTATTCTGTTGCAGGCATTGTACCAGAAATACTTGATCTTAAGTATCTTTACATTGAAAGCAATACAAAAGTCTATTATAACACGAATTTAACACCTTCTTCAGAATTTGTATCTACTATAGTACAGAATAATGTCACAAAGTACTCCGAATCAACTGAGTTAAATAAGTATGGGGCAAGATTCAAGTATAGTAAATTCTTGAAGGTAATTGACGACAGTCACGAATCAATCACATCTAATATTACAACTATTCAGATGCGACGTGACTTGAGAGTAACCATAAGTGCCTTGGTTGAATATGCCATCGGTTTTGGTAATGCGTTTTATATTAAACGAATGAGTGGATATAATATTAAAACATCTGCTTTTAGAGTTGAAGGTATTAACACCGATGTTTACATTTCAGATCTTCCAAACACCGATAGAGAAACCGGAGAATTATTCTTATTCACAGTTCCATCTATAAATTCAACAAATCCCACCATTGTTAGAAGAAATGTTGGAACAATTGATTATAAGAGAGGCATATTGACCTTAAATCCGATAAATGTTTTATCGGGCAAAATAAAGGATGGTCAAACAATTATCGAAATATCTGGATGTCCTATTTCTAATGATGTGGTTGGATTGCAAGATCTTTACTTACAATTAGATATTTCAGATAGCACTTTTGAAACAGTTGTAGATGAAATTTCATCTGGATTAGATCCATCAGCATCAAATTATGTGGTATCTTCAAGTTATGCAAATGGAGTTTTAGTGAGACCTGGTGGAAGAGGTAGTGTTCCCGTAGCACCTGCTGCGACCTCTACAACTACCCCTACAGGTAGAACTACACCGGTTGCAACTGTTGCTGATGGAACATCAACATCCACAACAACATCAACACCTACATCAACAACAACATCTACTCCATCATCTGGCGGAAGCTCAGGTGGCGGTTCATACGGTTACTAATAGTATCATAAAATGGCAGAAAAAAGAGTTCAGTTTAATAACATCGTACAGAACCAACTCCCCTCTTATGTAAGAGAGGAGTTTCCTCTTATTTCTGAATTTTTAAAACAATATTATCAAGCACAAGAATTTCAAGGTGCTCCTATTGATTTAATTCAGAATATTGATCGTTATATTAAACTTGACGAAACAACTAATCTTATAGATTCTGTCACTTTGTTGTCGGATATAGATTTTATTGATACAACTGTAAAAGTTGATCTTGCAGTCAATCCCACTGGAACTAAGGGATTTCCAGATTCATATGGTCTGATTCAAATTGATGATGAAATTATTACATATACATCAAAAACAAATTCTCAGTTCGATGGATGTGTTAGAGGATTTGTTGGAATCACTTCTTATAAAGAAGATATAAATCCCGAAAATTTAGTTTTTGGAACCTCCACTGCTAATGATCACAAGAGTGGTTCTAAGATTAAAAATTTAAGCAATCTTTTCCTAAAAGAATTTTTAGCAAAAACGAAAAAACAGTTTCTCCCTCTTTTAGACGAGAGACCACTTTCAAGTGAACTAAATCAAAACCTGTTTATAAAGCAATCAAAAGATTTTTATCTGAGTAGAGGAACTGATAGATCTTTTGAAATTTTATTTCAAGCATTATACAACGAACCAGTAACGGTTGTAAAACCAAGGGATTTTCTTTTTACGCCATCCAACTCAGATTACAGAGTTACTAACGACTTAGTTGTTGAAGCTGTAACTGGTGATCCTTTGGATCTTGATCAAGCAACTCTTAATCAAGAACCATATCCTTTCGTAAAAAACATTGCAAAAGCATATGCACCAATAACTGAGGTTGAAAAACTTCAAGTTGGAACTGCAAAAAGTTATTATAAGTTAAGTCTTGATGGTGGATATGATAGAGATGTTGAGGTTGAAGGTGCTATTCGCGGATCTTTTGTTATTCATCCTAAAACAAAACTGATTGGACAAGTTGGATCTGGTGCAACCATTCTCAACGTTGACTCTACTGTTGGATTTGGTACTACCGGTGAACTGGCAGTTGTATATAGTGATACGACCTCTGGAGTTGTTTCATATACATCTAAAACTTTAACTGAGTTCTTTGGTTGTTCCAACGTAACTGGAACAATCTCTGATGGTGAAGATGTTGGTATTAATACTTTTGCATACGGTAGATCTTTTAAAAATCAAGATGAAATTATTACCGTAAGAATTAACTCCGTTCTTAGTAACTTAGAATTTCCAGATAATACAACCAATTTCCGTGATGGAGATACTGCAAGAATTAGAACGTTAGGTAGAGACAAGACTGAATCTATATTTCAAAATTGGTTTTATAATTACGCATCATCACATAAAGTAAAATCAATAAAATTAGTAGATGCTTCTGACAATAGTTATGATCTTGAGTTAAATCAATCGCATTTTTTCCGCCCCAATGATAGTATTAGTATTGTTGATGATACTGGAACTTCAAGAACGGGAGTAGTATATTCAATTCTTTCTAATACTGAAATTGCCATAAAAGGATCTGGATCACTCAATCCAAACAGATCGTATACAATACATAGAAATATTTTAAAAGGAAATGCTCAACAGTTTCCTTCAGCTCAATTATATCAAGCAAATGTGCAGGGTGTTTATGATAATAGTGATAATTTCCTTGTAGCATCATCGTCTATTCCATCATACTTTACATCTGCAATCAATACCAGCGATAGAACAGTTACTTTCTCTGGTACTTTCCTTGGAGATGAACTTGAAATAACTCCTCTTGGAAAACATAACTTCTA